GGGCGCAGCCGACCTTGCAAAGACCATGGGCAGTGACTACGCGAAGGACACGCTGGCGGGGCAGATCGCGGACTGGGTGCAGGGGCTGGCGGGCAGCTCGGAGCTGGCGCAGCGCTACCCGGCGGTGGCTGCGGCCATCTCGGGCGGCATCGACAACTCGATGCAGGCCTTTGCGGAAACCTATGCGGACATGACCATCGACGCTGCGCTGGGGGACAGCGAGGCGGCGAAGAACCTGTTCAGCAAAGACACCCTGCTGACGGCGCTGGAAAGCGGACTCTCCGGCGGCGCGTCCGGTGCGCTGGGCGGCGCTGTCGGCACGGGGCTGGCAAAGCTGAACGGAGGAGACGCAAGCCTGCTGGGGCAGACAGAGCATTATGACCAGATGGACCGGATGAAGCAGGCTGCCGCCCAGCAGAAGGAGTGGGAGGCCCGGGCGGCGGAGCCCTCTCAGCCGGCCGCGGATAGCTCTGCTGATAGAGCGCTGGCAGGGCAGGACCTCTCAGTCGCTGACGCGACAGCTCTCCTTAAAAGGGGAGCCACTGGCGTGCCGGGCAGCTCTCAGCTGGACGCCGGAAGTGCTGCGGGGCGTGAGATGGCGGGCCTTGCGACAGAGGAAAGCGGCAGTGGACCTGCGCAGCAGACACTGGGAGCCGCAACCCGGGAGCAAAGCGCCTTTCTTAAAGGAAACTCCACTGAAAGTATGCAGCGGGCGGAAGCAACTGCCGCAAAATCGGAAAACTCGGCGGTGCGGCAGTTTGCCGAAGTGGCGGCGAGCGACAGTCTGACGGGTAAGACCATCGGGCTGTTTACACCGAACGCCGAGAACCGGGAAAACCGTGCGGCCTTTGAGCAGGCTTACGGCGTGACGCTGCCCGACACTGCGGCCGCGACCCGCCGGATGCTGCGGGAGATCGCCGCACAGCAGAACGTGAAAAGCGAAGCTGCGCCTGCTGTACAGAGTGCAGAACTGCCCAACGAAGCTGTGAGTGCGCCGCAGACGGTGCAGGATGCCCCCACAGAAAGCGCCGACGCCATGCCGGAAACGGCTGCGCCGGACAACGTGCGTGAAGCGACTGCCGCTGTAGGTGAAACCGACAGCTACGAGAACGCCCCGCTGCGGGAGACTCTGGGACTCCGGCCGGAAGCGCCGAAGATCCAGCGGGAGGCCGAGGTGCAGCGGGCGCTGGAAGGCTGGCGGGTGACGGACAAGGCAGCCAAGACCATCAGCAAAAATATGCCGGACAGGGTGGACGCCGACCGGTATGCGGCCGCAGCGTCGCCGCTGTACCGGCTGGGCCGGAGCGGCGCTGCCACCTTTGCGCAGGCGCTGGAGCTGGCGGGCAGCATGAGCGGCACGGCGGCAGACATCAACTACATCCTGAGCACCGACGCCGGACGGACGGCCCTTGAGATCGCCTACACCCAGGGCAAGGGAGAACGGATGCTGTATGCCGAAAAGATGACCGAACTGGGCGGCGCGCTTGGCAGCGAGAGCACCAGCGGCAGGGGCGAGGTATACGACAAGGGTACGATGCGGCCGGAGAGCGACCCGGCCAGCCAGATCATCAGCCTGAACGCTGCGGCCACCGGCACGGATGCTGTGCTGAGGGATGTGCTGCAGAACGACCGGAGCGTCAGGGCCTATGTGGACACCGAGACGGCCCGCATCTTCTTCGGAGACAACGCGCAGGACATCTTCGGCACAGTGCTGCACGAGGACTACCACTGGTACAACGCGCTGGATGCCGAGGGTGCAAGGACTTTGCAGGAGCACGCGCTGGAATATCTGGCGAAGAGCAGCGGCTACGAAAGCCTCGACGAGATGGTCCGGGCGAAGCTGCGGGACTACAGCGCCCAGAGTCTGACCTACGAGCAGGCAGCGGAAGAGCTGGTGGCCGACGCATGGCGGGGCATCTTTGACAGCGAGGAGAGCTTCAAGCGCTGGGTGACGTTCCAGCGCGGGCAGGCAGAGAAGAACGCAGGCAAGAGCGGCGCCATCCACAAGGTGATGGAGCAGGTGCGGCAGATGCTGGATGGGCTCATCAGCCGGGCGAAGGAAGTGCTGACCATCAACCCGGACAACCGCGCCGCCCTGAAAGCGAAGCGTCTGGCCGAGGCCGAAAAGCGCACTTTGCAGGACGAGTATTTCGTCCACGCAGAAAAGGCCATGGACAACCTGCGGACGGCAAAAGAAAACGCCGCAGCCCTCAAAACCGAGAGCGCGGCGGGAAAGCAGGGGGTTCGGTTTTCGATTTTGAAGGATAAAACTGGAGAGTCTTATATCAAAATCGACGAAGATATTTTGAAAGATGTTCCACAGGAAGAGTGGAAGTCTACGGTCAAGCAGGCCATCAAGGAGCGTTTCCCGAACGGCTTTGAGCGGAACGGCTGGACGATTCTGAACCATAAAGACGGGCGAAATGAATTTGTCTGGTCGAAATCGACCAAAGCGCTTCAGTGGGAAAATGCCGAAGCTTATGCAGACAAGATGCGGATGGCAGCCAATCTGGACGAGATCATCCGGACGGCAGACGAAGTATACCGTGAGCCTGCGAACCACAAGAATGCGGAAGCGTTCAACCGGGGAAAAATCAAGATCCAAGTCGGGCAGAATGTCTATGAGGCGGATGTGCTGACGGCCATCAAAACGGACCAGCGGGAGATATTCTATGATATTGTGGACATTAAGCCCATAAAAATAGAGACCTCCGGCAAAGCCCACATAGAATCCGAAGATTCGAGGAGCAGCGGGCCGGAGGTCTCGGTAGAAGCCTCCGGTGGTACCCACGTAGAATCCGAAGATTCAAGGAGTAGATTGCCGGAGGCCTCTAAGCAAAGTATAGCACAAACCTCCGACGAAAGCAAGAGAACCGACGAGCCTGTGAAGAAAACGGTGAGGTTCCAGCTGAGCGAATCCCAGCGAAACCAGAGTGAGCTTCAGAAAGAAAGCCGGGAGCTGGAACGTCAGCGCCGCGCCCTGAAGGAAGAGCGTGCAAACTGGCAGGAAAGCAACGAAGTGCGGGCTATCGAAGAAAAGAAAAAAGCCTATGGCCTGTTCTCGGAAAAGGGCAAGGCATTCAGGGCCAGCGAAGAGTACCAAAGCTATCTGGAAAAGCGCAAGGAGTTCAACCGGCGCGGCGCAGAACTGGAAAGCCGCATCGGCGAAGTGAACGATAAGCTGCGGCAGGCGCAGGCCGAAGTGGAAAACGCCCGACAGGCCGTGAAGCAGGAGCAGCAGAAGGTGTATGATACCAAGGCCAAGGCGGCGGGCGGAAAGCCTGAGTACCGCCGGAAGTTGGCCGTGGAGCAGTTTGGAACGACAGACCGTTTTGAACAGGCAGGGTACATCCTGCCTGATGGCCGGATGCTGAATTTTGCGCAGAATGACGGCACCCGGGACACTGACCACAGAGAAATACTGGACGCGTTCGGCCCGGCGGAGGTGTCCAACGGCACAGAGGCCCTGAACGAGTTTCTGGCAGACGGCAATGTGCGTGTGATGGCTGAGGCCCCGGGCGTTGACATTGCGGCAAAGACCCCGCCGACCGAACAGCAGCTGAAACAGATCCGCGCGATGGTGGAGCAGCTGGGCAGCGAGAAACGGCGTTTCACCCTCGACATCTCCACAACCGACGGGCGGGTGGCTGCCAGCAAGGAGTACAGCGGGAAGGTGGATGCCGACAAGGTCGTAAGAGAGATTCGGGAATACTACAAGACCGGGGAACTCCCGGCAGAGAGTGAGCTGGCACGATTCCGCTACCAGCGGGCCGAACAGGCCGACCGGGAGGCAAAGCAGAACCAGCAGCGGCAGGCCAGCCGGGTACTGGCGGAGAAGGCAGCGGCCTTTGACACCCTGAACCAGTTCTTCGGCCTGACGAAGAACACCCGGCTCTCGGACGCTGCCCTCGAGAGCCTCGCCATCCGATGGACGAAGACCAACGGCAGCAGGGCCGACCGGACGAAGCTGGCAAACGAGACGCGGGCGCTGGTGGAGTATCTGCGCTCGGAGGGCGCGGACATGGCCAAGGCACAGGGACTGGCCGAGACGCTGGCGGGCGAGGTACTGGACGAGGCGACCTACCGGAACACGGAGCTGTGGAACCAGTACCCCGACCTGCATGACCTGACCTACACGGTAGACAAGAACGGCAAAGCCAAGGCGGAGCTTATAAAGCGGTACGGAAGCTGGACAGAGGCGGTCGCCGAGGCCCGGCGCCACGGCGTGAAGCTGCGGCAGGCGGAGGGATACCGGGACGGCAACCCGGCGGAACAGTACGAGGCCATCGTGAACGACACCCGGGCCGTGGGCGGCGTGAAGGAGAGTGCGGCAGCACTCTTCCGTTCGGCGGCACAGGAAGCGGGCGTGGCGGGCGCAGCCAGCATGGAGAGCACGGAATGGCTCGACGTGCTGATGAACGTACACGACACCATCAAGCCCAAGATGATGAGCCGGTTTGCGGACGTGGCCGAATACGAGGACGCCAAGGTGGAGCTGGCGGGCCGGATGATCGGCGACATCATGAGCCACCCGGAGATGACCGACGCCGAGGCGGTGTTCGAGGGCATCTTAAAGCACAACCGTGAAGTGGCCGCAATGGCCGCCGGAAGCGAGGAGCGTGCGGCTGAGGTGACGAAGGGGCTGAAGAGCGTGCAGCAGACCCAGCGGAAGGCTTTTGTCGACCGGATGCGGGAAAACAGCCGCAGCCAGAGCGCCGAGGTCAAGAGCGTGAGCCGGGCAGAACGACAGCTCAACGAGAATCTGGAAACGCTGGGCGCACAGGTGAGCACAGCAGCGGGTCTCGACGAGAAGATGACCGCTCTGCGGGAAGCCTACGAGCGGGAATGGAAGGCCGAAAAGAACCGGATGAAGCAGGCCCGGCAGGAGATGCTGGACGAGATAAAGCTGGAGCGCCGACAGCTGCGCTCCCAGATCAACGACCTTTCCCGGCAGGTGGCCGGAGAGCAGCGGAGAGCCGACCGGGCGGAGCATCAGCTGCTGGTACAGGAAAACGAGATCATGGAGTGGGAGGCCGAGAACCAGCGCAAGGCGGAAGCGTGGCAGGAAAAACAGGCCCAGAGGAATGCCATTGCCATTGAAACGGCCCGGCAGCAGCGGGACGAGGACGTAGCCGTGGCAAAGGCACTGGCCGAAAAGCGGGTGCAGAAGGCCCGGGAAGGACGGAAGGCGGACGAACTGAAACGGAACATCCGGAACAATGCCGCCCAGCTCAACCAGATGGTGCTGCGGCCGAAGCCCGGGAAATATGTACAGAAGAGCCTCATCGTGCAGGCCGCTGAGGTGGCGAAGCTGGCAGACACGGCAGTGCTGAACAACAACGCCCTGACCAAGCTGACCGCCTTGCAGGACAGCATCCGGCGCAGCGGAGAGATGGACGTCGGCATCCACGCCGACTGGGAGAACAGCGGCGTGGAAAACCTCATCCAGACACTGCGGGACGATATGAACGCCAGCAAGCAGGCAAAGCTCGACCGGCTGCGGCAGCAGCTGGAAGAAGCCAAGGCCCTGCCGGACGGCGACAAGGCCGAACAGCTGCGGGACCGGCTGCGCCAGCGCATCCGGGAGACGGAAAACCGCACCTATCTGCCCATGACGGTAGACCAGCTGCGGATGCTGAAGGCCATTACGGCCAGCACGCTGCACATCATCCGGACCGAGAACAAGACCCTGAGCCTTGCGAGGGCAGAAGAGGTGGACGGCATGGCCATGAAGGCCGCCCACGAGGTGCTGAACTCTGAGGGCAACGGCTTCGGGGAAAAATTTGAAAAGGCGAAGGGCGCAATGAACCGCTACCAGCTGGACATGCTGGGCGGCACGAGAATGTTCCGGCGTCTGGGCGGCTACACCAAAAACGGCCAGATGGAGAAGCTGGGGCAGATGCTGAACGACGGCCAGCGGCGGCAGACGGAGATCCTCGTGGAAGGCGAAAGCCTGTTTGCCAACGTGACCGGCAAGGAACACCTGAAAGAGGTGGAAGCTTTTGCCGGGCCGGGGGCGGAGCTGGTGGACATCGGATTGAAGGACAGCAAGGGCAATGCCGTGCCGCTGAACCACGCACAGCTGTGCAGCCTGTACATGCTGCTGCGCAACGAGGACAGCCGCCACCACCTGATGACCGGCGGCCTGACCCTGCCGGACGCTGCCCAGTACGCCAAGGGCAACATCGAGAGAGCCTACCAGCGCAGCCAGACCGTGATGCTGGGGACGCTGGTGAACGCCGACGGCACCCCGATGGCCGACACCATTTTGCAGACGGTACAGGACGCCATGACGGACTATGACCGAAACTGGTGCAAGGACATGGAGGACTTTTTCGGGCGGTACACCACGAACCTCATCAACGAGACCAGCATGAAGCTGCTGGGCTATGACCGGGCCACCGTGAAGAACTACTACCCCATCGCGGTAGACCGGAGCACGCTGGCGACGGAGATCGAGGGCGTGAAGATGGATGCCACCATCGAGGGCAGGGGATTTTTGAAGGAGCGTGTGAAGAGCGACAAGCCCATTTTGCTGGAAGAGTGCCAGAACGTGGTAAAGCGGAGCCTGCGGGACACGGCAGCCTATGCGGGCCTTGCGGCCCCCATCCGGGACGTGCAGCGGGTACTGAACAGCACCGTGGAGACGGCAGAGGGCATCGGTGTGCTGAAGGACAAGATCATCGGCGAGAAGTGGGGAAAGGAGACGGTAAGCTACATCAACGACCTGCTGACCGACCTGCAGACCAGGCAGCGGCACCGCAGCAGCACCATGAGCCGGGCGCTCGACCGGATGCGGGGCAACTACGCCGGGGCCATCCTGACCGTGAACCCGGGCGTGGCCATCGCGCAGGCGGCCAGTCTGCCCACGGCGGGCGCTGTGCTGGGAGCAGACACCATGGCGGCGGTGCTGCCCTTCGTGAAGAATTTCTCGGGCAAACAGCGGGCCGCGCTGGAAGCAGAGATACGCCAGCACGGCGACGCGCTGCTGCAATACCGCCTGCGCGGCACCAAGCGGGGAGAGATGAGTTCCATCGGCGCGCACAAAAACCTTGTGGCCAAAGCGTCGGAAGCCATGCCTGCCGTGACCGGCTGGATCACCGGCATGGACGAGATCACGGTGGCAGCGCTGTGGGAGGGCTCAAAGCGGTATGTGGAGCACCACGCAACGGAGTTCGGCGAGGATGCCGCGGAGAAGGGCAGCGAAGCCTACTGGGAAGCCGTGAACAAGATGTACCAGCGGGTCATCGAGGAGACCCAGCCCAACTACACCACCATGCAGCGGGCGGGCATCCAGCGCAGCGACAACGAGTTTGTAAAGACGCTGACCATGTTTACCACCCAGCGCTTCCAGAACTACGGCATCCTGGCCGACGCCGTGGGCGACTACAAGGCCCAGAAGGCCCGGTACGCTGCCGACCAGAGCGCCGAGAACAAGGCCGAGGTACAGCGGGCTGGGCAGAGCCTGCGCCGGGCGGCGGCAAGCCAGGTGGTGCAGACGGCGGTATTTGCCCTGATGAAGATCGGCGCGGACTTTTTGCTCCACCGGTGGGACAAGGAGCAGGACGAGAACGGCGACATCACGGCGGCCAGCGTGGGCAAGCGGTTTTTCGACCTGTACACCGAGAGTGCAGCCGGAAACTTTTTGTACGGAGCGGAGATCTACAGCGTTATCTCGAACGCCGCAAGCGGCGCGGACTACGACGTGGTGAGCGCCACCAACATCAGCGCGGTGAACGACCTGTTTGCTGCCTTTACCAAGACCGTCAAGCTGCTGCGGACGGACACTGGCGAGATGAGCGAGGAAGAGCTGACAGCACACCACCAGAAGCTGAACAAGGCGGTGCTGAAGGACATCCAGTGCGGCCTTGAACTCTACGGCGTCCCGGCGGCGAACATCCGGAAGGTGATGCAGGCGTTTGAAGGCTACTGGGAGGATGCACAGGCCATCGGCGGAGGCGAAGGGTTTAGCTTTAACTCTGCACCCTCTTCGGCCACCGGGCAGTACGACCGGCTGTACAACGCCATCCAGAGCGGGGACAGCGAGGAGGCTGCTGCGGCGATGAAGAAGCTGGAACAGATGAACAAGACGGACAAGGTGGACAGCGAGCTGGCAAGGCGGCTGAAGCAGTACGACGCCGACGTGCTGGCGGCGGCCGAGGCCCGGAACGCCGGGAAGGCCCGGGCCGAGGAAAAGGCCCGAAAGGCCGTATTTGAGAAGCTGCGGGAGGGGCTGGACGTCGCCCCTGTGACAGACAGGGCCAAGGGCAAAACGGACGCGGCCCGGCGGGCGCAGCTCATCGACCTTGTGAACAAGGCGGTGGACAGCAAGGCGGACGAACTGCTGACAGGCGGCAAGGACGGCAGCATATACGACGCGCTCCTGGACGAAGTGAAAAATGGCCGGGTGGAGGACGCGCAGGAGGAGCTTGACCGCCTGATGACCGCAGGCAAGGACAAGGGCAGCATCAAGAGCAAGATCACGGAGAGCGTGAAGGAAGAATATCTGGCCGGAAGCGACCGGGACCGGGAGAAGCTGGAGAAGAAGCTGCTGGCCCTCGAGGACGCAGAGGGAAAGCCCCTGTACGAGGAAAAGAACTTTGCGCAGTGGGTAAGCGCTGCGGACAAGAAGGCCGAGAAGGCGAAGGACGAGAAGAACTGGTGGGAGGGGGTGAAGTAAAAATAACTTGATATTCCGGCGCAGTTGGCGTATACTGATGGTAAGAAAGTTGGAAAATCCAACGATGCAAAGGAGCTGACAGATATGCTGACAGAGCTGAGGACCAAGTCTCAGATCACTATCCCGAAGGACATCGTGGCACGGCTGGGCCTGCACGAGGGCGACAAGCTGGAAATCGTGGAAAAAGACGGAACCATCCAGATCATGCCGGTGGCCGTGTACCCCAAGAAGTATCTGGACGAGCTGCGCAGCGAGATCAATGAAACAAAGGCGAAGATCGCAGCCGGTGAACAGCCGGTCTTTGATACCGTTGACGAGCTGTTTGAGATGTTGGATGGAGTGAGCTGATGGCGTACAAGATCACATTTACCAAGCGGTTCGTCAAGAACGTGAAACGGCTATCGGCAGCAGAACGGACACAGCTGAAAAAGAAGCTGGAACTGCTGATGCAAGATCCGCTTTATCCGTCACTTCGGACAAAGCGGATACAGGGAACAACAGATTTGTTTGAGTTCAGTGTCAATATGGATGTTCGGGTCATATGGCAATACGACGGAGACACTATCATACTGTTGCTGGACATCGGACACCATGATATTCTGAACCAGTTTTAAGAAAAGAACGAGCACTCTGGCCGAAAGGCTAGGGTGCTCGTTCTTTTTGCATGTCTGCAACGGCGACGACCGCGGCCAGTGGCCGAAACAGGGAGGAGCTGTTGGGGCAGCGGCCAGCAAGATGCAAGCGGCAGCGCAGCAGATGCTGGGAGCCGCAACCCGTGCTCGCCTGCGGCGAGACCTTACAAAACTACTGCGGGCTTGAATAAGTCCGCAGTAGTTTTGTTACGAGGGGCGTGGTAGGCTTTTTATAGAGTGCTTGCCCTACTGAGAGCGGCAGCGGACCGGAAGGAAAACTCTCAGCTTTGCAGTCCGCCTGACGGCGGCGCTGCAAAGCAGCTCCCCTAGCGAGGGGAGCCTTTCTCAAAGGAAGGAGCTTCAAAGTGAAAGTAAGAGTAGTGAAGGACCATTTTTGCGGGACAGGCTGGCGGGCAGAGCCGGAGACGCTGTACCTGGGCGGCGTGGGCGCCGTATACGTGGAAAAGCTCGAGTTCGTGCTGCCGGAGACATGGGCCGGTATGGCCGTGACGCTGCACATCGAGCAGGAGGGCGGGACTGTGCCGCAGCCGATGCTGCTGGATGGAAATAATAACGCTCCGGTGGACGGGCGTTTCACGACGGCGCGGCAGGGCCTCTGGATGCTGATGGCCACGGACGGCGAAGGCAGGCGCGAGATGACCATGCCCGGGAAATATGTGTGCTACCAGACGCTGGAAAACGGCGAGGGAACTGGCGCAGACGGACCGGCGATGCCGCTGCGGTATCAATATTTACAGCTGGTGCTTGAGCAGGAAGCCCGGGCAGCGCTGGAAGCACAAAGAGCCGCCCGATACCGGCAGTGGGTGGCCGACCGATGCGCTGCAAAGGAACACGCGCTGCTGCTTGAAGCGCTGAGCGGAATGCGTTACTCCGACGCCAGCGCATGGGACATGATAGCGCAGCTGAAGCAGCGCTGGAACAGCCCCCCGCCGGAGCAGGCAGAGCCGGTGGCAGTGGAGAGTATCCGGCTGGACAGCAAAGAGCTGAGCATAAAAGTGGGAGAGTCCTGTCCCCTGAAAGCCACGGTGCTGCCCGGAAGCGCACCTCAGACCGTGGAGTGGATGGCCGAACCGGAAGGCATCGTGCAGCTCCGGGAAAATACTCTGACCGCCGTGAAAGGCGGCACAGCGCTCCTGACGGCCATCGCAGGCGGAAAGCTGGCGCAGCGCAGAGTGCGGTCGGTGGCTGTATCGCTGGAAAAGCTGGCGCTGGACAAACCGTCCGTAAAGCTGAAACAGGGCGAGTCTGTGACTCTGACCGCGACTCTGACGCCGACCCAGTCCACCGTGACAGCGGTGAGCTGGACAACGAACAATGCGGCGCTGGCCGTGATGAAAGACCAGACGACCGCCGTAGAAAACGGAAAGGCCGTGAACACGCTGGCAGCCCTGAAGGACGGCAGCTGCATCATTACTGCTGCCGCCGGAGGAAAGAGCGCCGTGTGCAGCGTCACGGTGGAAAAGAATGGACAGAGCGGCGGGGATGAACCTGCCATCGTGATGTATGCGGTATCCAACCGGCTGAACGGGCTGAGCACGAGCCGGGCGGACGTGGTCGTCCAGAGCGGCAAGGCGTACACCGCGGCTCTGACGCTGAACGAGGGATACTGGCTCATATCCATCAAGGTGACGATGGGCGGCGAAGACGTGACAGCCACCGCATGGAACGAGAAAAAGATGACCGTCTCCATCCCCGATGTGACGGGAAACATCGTCATAACGGCAGAGGCGAAGCTCCCGATGCTGAAGGAACTGGCGGTGGGAGCGGTGACAAAACTGGTGGAAAAGGACGGGGCAGCGGCGGAAGAATTCGTGGTCATAGCGCAGGACTACGAGAAAGAGCTGAACGGCGAAGGCCGGACGTTCCTTGCCCGGCGGCACGGTATCACTGGGAAAAAATGGAACACGATATGGTGTACGTATGCCGACAGCCTGATTGACGTCTACCTGAACAGCGAATACCTGAAGGACGCCCCACAGGCGCTGAAAGATATTCTGACGGAGACAAAATTTTACTACACGCCCGGTTACTCCGGAAGCGGCAGCAGCTATACAGGAAGCAACACGGTGACCACGCTGAGCCGGAAGGTCTTTTTGCCCTCGTGCTATGAGTTCGGATTCGAGTCATACGGATACACTTCGGCCAGCAGCCCGAAATACTACCACCTGGAAGGCTCGACCTTTGCCGATGCAAAGAAGCTTGCTCTGGCGCTGCTGGCGGCGGATGCCGAAACGGCGGGGAGTGTACCGAACACCTATTTCCATTTCTGCCTCTGGACCCGGACGCCGGTACTGAACGACTACGGCAGCGGCCTGACCGGAAGTGCGCTGAAAGAGTATCTGTACAAGTGCGCTGAAGCGGTGTGGGCGCAGATGCTGACGGCACCGGATAAGCTGAACTGGGGCGGATACAAGGTGAACGAACCGGAAAACATGAGCTGGCCTGACCTTTACAGGTGCTGGACGCACCCCTGTTTTACACTGCCGGGAAATACCGTTATCGACGCAAAGGGAAATATCGTGGAGGTGAGAGAAGAATGAGCACGGATAATGCACTGGACGCCCTGACGGCGCGGATGCTGGAAGCCGTAAAGAACACCCGCGAAAGCGCGGACTCCGCTGCAGCCAGCGCCCAGCAGGCGCAGAAGATGGCGGAGGGAGAGATGCAGGGAACGTCGCTGACTGGCGCAGAGAAAAAGCTGCTGGTGCAGATATTGCAGCTGGCAGCGAACAAGAACAGCGAGATGCAGCCCGCGGTGGATGAGCTGAAAAAGCTCTGGAAGGAGAGCTCCTGATGATAGAACGCAATATCTCCCTCGCCTCGACGGGTTCGGCGCGGACATCGGGCTGTGACAACCAGCTGCGTCTGGGCTACAGCAGGAACCGGGGGATATACCGGCTGAACATCACCCAGACCGGCGAGTGGGAGGGAATGACCATCCGAGCGCTTTGGCACACAGAACGGGGAATGCTGTTTTCGTCGCTCGTGGAGGACGGAAAAATAGAAGTACCCGCCATCGTGACCTCTACACCCGGGTGCGGCAGGCTCGTCTTTGAGGGAAGCGACGGAACCCGCACTCTGACCAGCGCGGACATCAAGTACAGCGTGGCCATGAACAGCGGCACGATGGGGGACATCCCCGAGCCGCCGGTGCCTGCATGGCAACAGCTGGTAGCCCTCGTGGAGCAGGCAAAGGACGAGGCGTGGCAGGCCGGAGAGGACGCCAGACAGAGCGCCGCAAAGGCCAATGAAGCATATGAAAACACCATCGGCGCAAAAGACTCAGCTGTAACGGAGATACGCAAAGCCGAGACGGATGCACTGAACAATGTGGAGGCATCAGCCGGCCCGGCGGCGTCTGCGGCTGCGGATGCTGCCGCAGCAGGCGCAAAGGAAAAAACCGAAAAGGCCATTCAGGAAGTAAAGGACAGCGCGGTAAAGGAAGTGAAAGATGCCGCAGCAGGGGCAGCCGCCCGCGCTGCCCAGTCGGCAACGGATGCGGCCAGTTCTGCCGCCGAGGCAAAGAAGACAGCTCAGGACATCCAGGGCTACTACGACGGCGTACAGGATCTCGTGACCGACACGCTGCGAGACTACACCGGCGGCTACTACCGCAGCTATGACTTGACCATCCCGGCGGCGGGCTGGAAAGAGATGGCCAAGTCCGTAGGACGGTACTGGTACAGCTGCGACGTGGCCATCGAGGGGTGCGACAGCTCTTACGTCCCGATGGGGACCCTGACGCTGGACACGGCCGGAGAGGTCGAAAAAGCAAACCTTGCAACTGTGCTTCAGACCGTGGAGGGCGGTGTGCGGTTCTACGCTGCCATCCCCCCGAAGGTGAACATCCGTGCCTTTGTAACGCTGTTTGCAAAGGGAACGGCATCGATGCAGCAGGCTTCCGCTGAAGAAGTGCAGAGGATGCTTGACGAAATTTTTAATGGATAAAAGAAAGAGAGGAAAAAACACATGGCCAGTTATGATTTGACCCGTATCCCCGCGCTGCGCGACCTGCAGGAGCTGGGCCGCCGCCAGAAGAATGTGACGGACGGTCTCGGCCAGCGCGTATCTGCGCTGGAGACCAATACTCCCACCAAGGTGAGCGACCTGACGAACGACAAGAAATATCAGACGGAGACGGAAGTCTCCGCCGCCATCAACAAAGCTGTCGCTGCGGCAGACCACCTGAAGCGCAAGAACGTCGCCTCGACCGGGAACATCGACCTGAAGGCGGCAGACGCTGCACAGTACATCTACATGGTCCCGAAGGGTACTGCCGGTACCTCCGACAAGTACGACGAGTACATGGTCATCGACGGCGTGCTGGAAAAGATGGGCGACTGGAAAGTGGATCTGAGCGGCTATGTCCAGAAGGAAGCCGGCAAGGGTCTCTCGACCAACGACTACACCAGCGCGGACAAGCAGAAAGTGACCAACATGGAAAAGACCATGGACGCCCGCATCACCGCCAGCATGGCAACCGACACCGAAGTGAACGCGATGCTGGATGAACTGTTTGGCTCTTAAAGGAGGACAAGATGGGGATAACGCTTGCTCATCTGAAGGAAGCCGTGGACCGGCTGCTGGACAGGATCGCGCTGGTGGCTCAGACGGCCTCCAAGAGCATCGAAGAGATGGAAAAGACAAAGGCAGATAAGGTGAACATCATGTCTTTGACCATCCCGGCCAGCGGCTGGTCGAGTGACAGCACTGCGGGATGTCCGTATTATCTGGACATCCCGGTGTCCGGCCTGACGGCAAACGACTGTGTGGCCGTAGTGGTAGCACCGACCTGTGCAAAGACCGCCCTGACGGCAGGGCTCACATCGACCGAAAGCTTTGCAGGAAAACTGCGGCTGCGAGCGCAGCAGACGCCGACAGCTGCCATCACGGCAGTTTATTACATTGTGAAATAGGAGGGATGGACCTATGGCATGGGGTCCCATATCGGTCGGCGGCAGTGTGAGCGGTTACACGCTGCCGACAGCAACGGCCAGCGTCCTTGGAGGCGTGAAGACCGGCAGCAACATCACCAACTCCGGCGGCACCATCAGCATCACCAAAGCCAACGTGACGGCAGCGCTGGGTTATACGCCGCCCACTGCCAACACCTGGCGCGGCGTGCAGGACAACCTGACCAGTACGGCCACCGACCAGAGTCTGAGCGCAAATCAGGGCAAGGTGCTGAAAGGCCTCGTGGACGGCAAGGCGGCGTCCAGCCACACCCACGACGACCGGTACTACACCGAAAGCGAGATGAACACCAAGCTGAATGGGAAGGCGAACGCAAGCCACACCCATGACGACCGGTACTACACCGAAAGCGAGATGAACACCAAACTCAACGGCAAAGCCAACAGTTCCCACACCCATAACTATGCCGGGTCTTCGAGTGCGGGCGGCACGGCCAACTCGGTCAACGGCCTGACTTTTGCCGCCCAGACCACCGACCCGGGGGCGGGAAGCGCATTGACCACCAACAAGGTGCTCATCGTGTACGTGTAAAGGAGGCCGGATATGGCAAAAGCAGTTTATGTGGGCGTTAACAGCAAAGCCCGCAAGATGAAGAAAGCCTACATCGGCATCGGCGGCACGGCCCGCAAGGTCAAGAAGATGTACATCGGTGTCGGAGGCAAGGCGAGGCTGTGCTACAGTGCGGAGGCTGACAAATTTGGAACTGCGACACCGCTGAGTAAATACAGAACCCTCCTTGCCGGAACGACAGTTGGCGGATACGCCCTGTTCGGAGGCGGCGGTTATGATAGCGACGCCAAAAAAGGCGAGGCCATAATGGACGCATACAACGCATCTCTCACCCGGACAACTGCAGCTTCTTTGAGCGTGGCAAGGCAAGGATTGACGGCGATAACGCTGGGGAATCACGCACTATTCGTCGGTGGACGAAGCGGAGACACGTCCTTTGGTACGGTGGATGTCTACGATGCATCTCTTACCCGGACGACCGCTACAGAGCTGAGTATTGCCCGATGTGACAGTGCCGCAGCAGTTGTAGGTTCCTATGCGCTTTTTGCTGGCGGAAGAAGGAATAATGGCTTATTTCCAATGTCGCAGTCCGCCGTAGATGCATACAACACGTCTCTCACCCGGACGACTGCAACGCCGCTGGGCGATGAGAGATGGGCCTGTGCGGGAGGTTCAGTCGGAGGGTATGCAGTGTTCGGCGGCGGCTGTGATATGGACACGGATTCGTCTCATATTGAACCCATTGGGGGTACAGAAGTTGTACAGACATATGATTCGTCTCTTACGTCCAGTAGGGCCGAGCCCTTGAGTTGCAAGAGAACAGGCCATTCCGCCGCAACCATCGGGAATCATCTTCTTTTTGCAGGAGGATACAACAGCACTACGGGAAAATACCTCTCCACAGTAGAATCGTACGACGCCTCGCTGACCCGAAGCACTGCCGTCGAATTGAGCAGCGCAAAGATCGACCTGGCCTCGGCCACAGTGGGCGAATACGCAATGTTTGCAGGTGGCTATAAAGGCAACAGCGATGCAGCCTATGTGGCAACGGTGGATGCATACAACACCGCGTTAACCAAGACGACTATGCCAGACTTGAGTGTCGGACGGCATGGCCTTGCATCTGCTGTAATTGGAGATTATGCGCTGTTCGCAGGCGGTATCTCAAAAATCAGTAGCACGATAGACCAATATCAGGATGTCGTCGATGTCTATTCGGCGTAATGAAAGGAGAAATCAAAATGGCACGATACAAAATTTACGACAACACATCCGACGTCATCACCCCGGTGGGCGAGAAGCTTACCGCTGAGCAGTGGCTGGACCGTTACCAGTGGGGCCGCTACACCAAGATGATCGTGGGCGGCGGCATCATCAACGGCAGCGTCGCGCTGGTCTTCGATGATGAGGTGGAGCGTTACCGCAAGGCGGGCTGCGATTTCAGTGCCTGCACCACCGACGAGGACTATCTGGCCGCCATCGAGGCCTTTGAGGATAACCCTCCCATGGCAGACGCCGGCGTCTCCGACCAGACCCGCATTGCGGACGCTCTGGAAGACATGGTAGCTCTGAGTATGCCAGACGCAGAATGAGAAAGGAGAACGAAGTTATGAGCAACAAGGAAAGACTGACCGAGCGCTGGACGCAGGGCCGCATCTCTGAGGCGATGCTGCGGGTGTATGTCCGCAAGGGCATCATCACCAAGGCGGATTTCGAGGAGATCTGCGGGAAGAAGTATTGAGTGGAGGGATAAGGATGTCGATTCGTGAATATTCCATGACCCGCGACTCCACCCGGCAGCTCTCGCCCAGCTTCCGCGTCCGCGAGTTCGCCTGCAAGGGCAGCGACGTTGTCCTTATCGACGACGAGCTGGTGGTGCTGCTGCAGTGCATCCGGGAGCACTTCGGTAAGCCGGTACATATCACCAGCGGCTACCGCACCGCTGAGCACAATGCCGCCGTGGGCGGCAGCAAGTCGAGCCAGCACCTGCTGGGCCGGGCGGCGGACTTCTACGTCGAAGGTGTGCCGGTGGCGACTGTCGCCGCCTACGCTGAGACCTTGCTTCCCGGGCGCGGCGGCATCGGGCGGTATCCGAAGGATGTAGCCCACCCCAAGCGCGTGACCGGCTGGGTGCATATTGATACTCGGGCAAATAGGTCCAGATGGACAATGTGAGGAGGTATATAACATGAGTAAGACCATTTTCATCAGTCAGCCCATGAACGGCAGAACGGATGAGGAAATCCGGCATGAACGGGCAGCGCTCGTTCTTTGGACGAAGGAACATCTTCAGGAAGATGTGACTGCTTTGGAAACCTTCTTCGATGATTTCGGCCCTGCAGCAAAGCCGCTGGATTATCTGGCCCGCAGCGTCGAGTTTCTGGGTCGTGCAGATGTGGCAATCTTTGCGCCGGGCTGGCAGAAAGCTCGCGGCTGCCGCATCGAACATCAGTGCGCCGAAGATTACGACATCCCGATGATGGAGGTGTAACAATGGACATGAATATCAAGGTTTTTCTCTGTACATGGACAGGCCTCATCGGCGGTGTCATTGCCTCGCTGTTCGGTGGCTGGGACACTGCCCTGCAGACGCTGGTCATCTTTATGGCCATCGACTACATCACCGGTCTGGTGGTGGCGGGCGTGTTCCACGCCAGCCCCAAGACCAAGACCGGTGCGCTGGAAAGCAAGGCTGGCTGGAAGGGCCTCATCCGCAAGGGCGAGACGCTGCTCATCGTGCTGGTGGCCTGCCAGCTTGATGCTGTCATCGGCGGCAGCTTCGTCCGCGACGCGGCGATCATCGGCTTTTCGGCCAACGAGGCCATCTCCATCGTCGAAAATGCCGGCCTGATGGGTCTGCCTATCCCCGCAGCCATCACCAAGGCCATCGACATCCTCAAACAGCGGGCCGAGACGCCCGAGAAAGGCAAGGATTGAAATGAAAAAGAAGATCTCCGCCGGCACTCTGACCCGTACCGCAGCGCTGGGCCTCGCCCTGACAAATCAGCTGCTCAGCGCAGCGGGCAAGCCTTTGCTGCCCATCGACAATGCCCAGCTCGAGCAGATGATCTGCACCGGCTTCACCGTCGGTGCAGCACTGGCCGCATGGTGGAAGAACAACAGCTTCACCCCTGAGGCCATCGAGGCGGACGACTTCATGGCACGTTTGAAGAAGAGCGTACATTAAAATGTTGCGGTTTTTGTTGCGGTTTTCTTCGTCCGGCTTAGAGCAAATAAGAAAAAATCCTACAAATCAGTCAAATTTTGACGTTGATTTGTAGGATTTCTGGAGCTACTAATTCGATTCGAACGAACGACCTGCTCATTACCAAGGCGGATTTCGAGGAGATCTGCGGGAAGAAGTATTAAACCTCTCAGGCGCTTCGCGCCAGCTCCCCTAATAGGGGAGCCCAGGAGGAGAAAGGATTTGAAATGTCCATCAGAGAATATTCCATGACCCGCGATTCCACCCGGCAGCTCTCACCCAGCTTCAAAGTGCGGGAGTTTGCCTGCAAGGGCAGCGACGTCGTCCTCATCGACGACGAGCTGGTGGTGCTGCTGCAGTGCATCCGGGAGCACTTCGGCAAACCGGTACATATCACCAGCGGCTACCGCACCGCTGAGCACAATGCCGCCGTGGGCGGCAGCAAGTCGAGCCAGCACCTGCTGGGCCGGGCGGCGGACTTCTACGTCGAAGGTGTGCCGGTGGCGACTGTCGCCGCCTACGCTGAGACCTTGCTTCCCGGGCGCGGCGGCATCGGGCGGTATCCGAAGGATGCAAAGCATCCCGCCCGCAAGACCGGCTGGGTGCATATCGATACTCGGGCGGGCAAGAGCCGGTGGACCATGTAAAGGAGTGAAGAAAATGAAGGATACCATTTGCACCTCGATCGGCATCATCGGCGGTGTCATTGCCTCGCTGTTCGGTGGCTGGGACACTGCCCTGCAGACGCTGGTCATCTTTATGGCCATCGACTACATCACCGGTCTGGTGGTGGCGGGCGTGTTCCACGCCAGCCCCAAGACCAAGACCGGTGCGCTGGAAAGCAAGGCTGGCTGGAAGGGCCTCATCCGCAAGGGCGAGACGCTGCTCATCGTGCTGGTGGCCTGCCAGCTTGATGCTGTCATCGGCGGCAGCTTCGTCCGCGACGCGGCGATCATCGGCTTTTCGGCCAACGAGGCCATCTCCATCGTCGAAAATGCCGGCCTGATGGGTCTGCCTATCCCCGCAGCCATCACCAAGGCCATCGACATCCTCAAACAGCGGGCCGAGACGCCCGAGAAAGGCAAGGATTGAAATGAAAAAGAAGATCTCCGCCGGCACTCTGACCCGTACCGCAGCGCTGGGCCTCGCCCTGACAAATCAGCTGCTCAGCGCAGCGGGCAAGCCTTTGCTGCCCATCGACAATGCCCAGCTCGAACAGATGATTTCTGCCGGGTTTACCGTCGGCGCTGCGCTGGCCGCATGGTGGAAGAACAACAGCTTCACCCAGGCCGCACTGGCAGGCGATGAGGAGTATGAGAGGGCGAAGAAGAGGGTGATGAAGTAAGACGCCCAGCGGAGCAGACGTGCATATTTGAATAAAATTGGCGGATTGGGATTTTGAGCCGATTCCGCGGAGAAAAAGAGAGTGATTCGGGACATCAAAAAAATTGATATGCAAGTCAAATGCAAGTCAGACAATTTCTATTTTAGCGTATATATGATAGAAATTTTGATATATTGACGTCCTCGTAATGAGCAGGTCGTCCGTTCGAATCGGATCAGTAGCTCCAAAGTAAAATCCCCGAAAAGTGGCTTCGTGCTTGGCTTTTCGGGGATTTTTATTTGGATTGGACGCCGAGCGTTTTCAATCTCACTCACTCTCAAATAATTCGCGGGGTGTTATATCGAGGATGTCGCAAAGTCCGAAGGCTATCTCTGCTTTGGGGAAGCTTACGCCGTTTTCATAATTGCTGACTGCACCCGTTGTAATGCCAAGCTTATCTGCAAGCTCCTGCTGCGTGAGCCCGGCACGCTTCCGGCTCTCACGGATGATAATGGAAGCGCGTGTGGGTTTGGACATATGTTTCACCTCGAACCAATCATAAAAAGAAAATACGCGAAATAAGAACTCATTATCAAATTTATACCATTTTTATAGTGAAATGACAAGAATCCTCTCAATATGTGTTGCGCGGGCCACAAAAATATCAAAATGCAATCGAAACAGCTGCCCCAGAGACGGCTTTGAAAAGGCTGATAGAGCAGGTTTCGAGTGTTCTGCCAAACCGCCATATGCGGTTGAAAAATTTTGTGCAATTTTCATAGTTTTCTTCGCACTGTTTTGGTGGTACAATAGAGGCAGAATCTAGTGACATTCAGGAGGAGCCGCATGGCAGAAAAGAGCATTGAATTAGACAGCGTAGAGATCGCAGCCGCCGTATTCGGGAACTGTGACCGGAACATCCGTATGCTGGAGAAAGAATTTTCGGTGACGGCGGTGTGCCGCGGTACGATGCTGCGCATTTCGGGCGAACCGGCCAATGTTGCAGCTGCGGCCCGTGCTGTGGAGGGGATGCTTCTCCTTATCGAGAACCATACACCGCTGGAAGACCAGACGGTGCGCTACTGCCTGAGCCTTGCGCATGACGGTGAGGAAAAGCGCGTCCGGGAGCTGACCGAAGATTTCGTGACGGTGACGGTCAAAGGCCGGCCCATCCGTCCCAAGACCCTGGGTCAGAAAGAGTACCTCAACTCCATCCGGAACAACGCCATTACCTTTGGCGTCGGCCCGGCGGGCACCGGCAAGACCTACCTTGCTGTGGCCATGGCTGTCAAAGCGTTCAAGGCCAAAGATGTTTCCCGCATTGTGCTGACCCGCCCGGCGGTGGAGGCAGGCGAGAAGCTGGGCTTTCTGCCGGGTGACCTGCAGCAGAAGGTAGACCCCTATCTGCGGCCTCTGTACGACGGCCTGTTCGATATGCTGGGCGCAGAGACCTATGAGCGTCTGGTGGAAAAGCAGATCATCGAGGTTGCACCGCTGGCCTATATGCGCGGTCGGACGCTGGACGATTCCTTCATCATCCTCGACGAAGCGCAGAACACCACTCCGGAGCAGATGAAGATGTTCCTCACCCGTATGGGCGTCGGCTCTAAAGTAGTCGTTACCGGCGACGTCACTCAGATCGACCTGCCCGACCGCACCCGCAGCGGCCTTGTGGATGCACTTCAGGTCCTCAAGGGCGTGAACGGCATCGCGCAGTGCTACTTCACTGAAAAAGACGTGGTGCGCCACCGTCTGGTGCAGGAGATCATCAAAGCCTACGAGGCCGCTGCCCACCCGGCTAAGCACTGAACCCTATGAAAAAACAACCCCGGCGGCATACCACAGAAACCGGGGGCATTCGCTCAATAGAATGTAGAAACGAAAGGAGCGGACGATTTATGTCCAATAAAGTTTTGATCACCAACTCGCAGAAAGCAATCAAGGTCCCCTCGGGCCTTCGCATCCTCATCCGCCGCGCCTGCAACGCTGTGCTTGAATATGAGCATTTTGACGACCCGGCGGAGATCAGCGTGACCTTCGTGGACAACGCAGCCATTGCTGAGCTGAACAACCAGTACCGCAACAAGCCGATGCCCACGGATGTTTTGAGCTTCCCTCTGGGCGAGAACGGCGTCTATGACGTGGACGAGAACAACGGCTGCAAGATGCTGGGCGACATCGTCATCAGCATGGAACGCGCACAGGAGCAGGCGACTCTCTACGGCCATCCGCTGCAGAGAGAGGTCGCTTTCCTGACGGTCCACTCCATGCGGAAGGCGAAGGTCTGGGACGCAAGGCAGCTGCCCGCGTATCTGACTGTGGTGCAGTACGGTGAGCTGATGGGCATCTGCCCGAAGACGGTGCGGCGGATGTGTCAGCGGGGCGAGCTGCCCGCCCACAAAGAAGGGCCGAGGCTGTGGCGCATCGACAAGAACGCCGCGCTGGAGCAGCGGCAGGAGACCATGGAGCTCTGTCGGCGGAACGCCAGGAAGGCCCCGAAAAACAAAAAGCCCGCCGGTGCTGGAACACCGACGAGCTTTCGAGTGACAGGTTGAAGGGCCTATCACCAGAACGATTTTACCACAGAGAAGGGAGAATTGCAATGAAAATGAAGATACAGGCGCTTTACCTGACCGGCACTGCGCTGCTCATCGGCGCGGCGGGGGTGGGCGACAGCATCACCTTTGACGCCGTGGGCAGCTGGACGGGCGCGGCCATCGTGACTGTGCTGATGGCCGCCGGCGGCATCGTCTGCTGGGGCTATGGCCGGGGCCTGGAGATCGAGCAGGCAGAGAAGGCGCAGCTTGCGCCGGTACTGCCGGAAGCTGAAGCGCTGCCAGAGGGCGGTGGAAGAGAAGAACGACAGGCATAGTGCGTGAAGGAGAAGAGTGCAATGGTACGGATCGAAATAAAGAAGGTAGCGGAGGGACAGGTCGCGCTTGGTATGGAGGCAAAAGAAGAAACGCCGGATGAAGTGCTGATGTGCGCCGCCCGGGGCTTTGTGGGCGTGGCAAGGAATCTGCTGGGACCGATGGCGACCAACCCACAGTTTGCCGAGGAGATTTCGAGGGGCATCAAGGGGATGCTGCTGGATACGGAAGATCTCAAGGTAACGCGGGGCGTAGAGGGCAAAGAAGCAAAGTTTATGGCAGCACTGTACGGGATGAATGCGGGGGGAGAAAAATGAAACTGGAAGAATACGAGCAGATCATGCGCACCGGTACGCCCAGCGACCGGGCGCGGGCCATCGCCGAAGCCGGCAACGACAAGGAGCTGAGCGAGGAAGAGTTCCACCAGCTGACGGCGCTCATCAAGGGCGCTGTCCGGCCCGCTGCCCGGAAGATGACGCCGGACGAAGCGAAGCTCTGGGCAGAGGTGAGCCGGGTGAACACCCGGCTGAAGCAGGAGATGGTGGCAGCCAGCTTTACGGTGCGGGCCTTGCCGGGAGACCTGCAGGAGGACGCCATCAACACGCTCTCCAAGACCGTGAGCGGGATGCTGGGCGATCTGAGCCGCCTGATGGCGGAGACGGGTGAGCCATGATAGACCGGAAACAGTGCATCCATGTTTTTGAGATAACCCGCCCGGGGTGCCTGGCGTGTGCCGGGCGGGATGAAAAGTGCAGGGAGTACAAGCGAAATGAAGAAAAACAAAATGAGTCTCACGACAGAGCTTGATCTGACGCGGGAGGGAACGGCGGAGATGACGAGGTGGTGCATCCTCATCGCGCTGCACCAAAGCTTCGGCGTTGGCGCGGCGCGGCTGAACAAGATTCTGGCCCGGGCGGAAAAGCTGGGGCAGGAAAGCCTAGACATTGCCATGATGGTGAACGACCGGGGGATGCCCTCGACGGACAGGAGCCTTGCTTTGCGGCGCAGCTGGATGCCGAGGAATGTAGATCCCGACTTCCGGGTGCCGGTGCTGCGCAGCCCCCGCACCCGGCGGGAAGAGCAGCTGCGGATGGCGGGCGACGTGGCAGCTGGCATGGTCTGGACGCTCTGCGCCAAAGCCTGCATGGACGAGCTGGGTTTCAGCACGGAACGACTGCTCCGCCTGAAGGAAGAGGCGCTGGCCAACTACCGGCAGGTGAACGAAGAAGGCCACGCCGACGGCCTGGATGTGGCGATGGAGCATCTGCGCCGGTGCGCGCAGGCTGCGCTGAAGGAAGACATCGTGGTGGAGAATCAGCCGGACGAAGACCGGGTCCGGCAGAGCGAGCGGGACTACGAGGAGCAGAAGCGGGCGTTTTTGAAGCGGGCCGTGATGCAGCAGCTGGGGCGAAAGGCCGGGAAGGGCGGGCTGCGGGTGCTGAGCGAAAAGAAACTGGAAGAAAAGGCTACGGCTGCAATGGCACAGCTAAAGGAGAACACATGGGAAAAGCGAATCTCTACACCGTGAAGGACTACCAGACCGGGGAAGTCCTCGCAAAAGGCACAGCCGGAGAGCTGGAAGCCAGCGGCATCGTGCCGAAGGGCTACCACACCAGCGAGTGGGCCAAGCACGAGAACCAGAAGCGGCGGAACCGGAAATACGCAATCTCTTTTGAGGAACGGCAGCCGGAAGTGAAGCGCGGCGAGAAAGGCCGGATGATGAGCGTCTACACCTGCTACAACGCAGCCGGAGACGTAATAGGCGAAGGCACCGCAAGGGAGCTGTGGGAGGCGGGCGTCTTCAGCAACGACAACGCGGCCTACTATACCTACAAAGAACAGGGCGGACGCTGCATAAAGCGCGGCATCGCAAAAATGACCTGCCGAAAAGAGATGCGGAAGGTCGGCCAGAACAATGCCCGGGGTGAAAAGGCAGACTGCGCCGCAAAGAAGCCGGAGCGGCCTGTCCTGCGGAAGATAAAAGACCCGACGCCGCTGGACTACGACGTCCACGACCTGATACTCTACAACGCCATCGCCAGAAAGGAAGGCCGGCCGGAGTTGACCTACGGCTACTGGGCAGCGGCGGGAAAACCAGCAAGACCATGAGAGCACCCTGCAGGGACTGTCCGAAACGGCATCCTCTTTGCCATGACCAGTGCGAGGCATACCGGAGCTGGAAAGAGGAAAAAGCCAAAGAGGCAGCTTACACCAAGCAAAAAAAAGAAGACGGCGTGATACACAGAAGGGATTTTGACAAGGAGTTCTGGATGTGAGCGAGGCCCCGGCGGGCAACTGCCGGGGCTTTGGCGACGAAGATGATATAAGGCGAGATGGGTGCTGCCGAGGAGGCTCGGCGGCAGGCATATCGGTTTATATAGAGGTAAACCTCTCTTAAATGAAGCGTCCGGGCGGGCGCTTTGGGGAGCTAGTATACCCGTTATCCCTGTGACGGTGATGGGCCACAGGAAAGAAAACCACACTACCAGCTTAAGGCAGCAGGAGGGTACAGGATGAAGAAGAGATATACCCGGGAGAAGAAAACACTCTGCGGAGAGGGGTACATGGAGGTGGACCTCTACCACATCACACCGGAGGAGCACGCAGCCAAGCGCCGGAAGAAGACGAGGCCCAGCAGCGAGCGGCAGAAAAAGCGGAACGCCCAGCACGCACACCGGTGGAGGGTACAGAAAGCCAACGCAAACTTTACCGTGCTGGGATTTTACCTGACCCTGACCTACATAGAGGCTTTTTTGCCGGAGAGCATGGAGCAGGCCCAGCGGGATCTGCGCAACTACATCCGCCGGGTGAAAGCTGCCATCGCAAAACTGTACGGCCCGGGCGCTGAGCTGCGGGTGATGGGCCTGACCGGCTGCGGACGGAAGAGCGGGCGGTACCACCATCATCTGCTGGTGGAGTGCAAAGGGCTGACCATGCGGCAAAACGCCGACTTCCGGCAGCTGCTGGAAGACAAATGGGCCGTGCGCTGGCCGGACGGCAGCGTGGAGAGCCTCGGCACGGCCAACGCCGACCGGTTAAATCTGCAAAACAGGCTGGATGACCTGATCACCTACTTCGAGAAGCACGGACAGATGCGGTGGTATGAGACGAGGAATCTGACACTGCCGGTGGAGCACACCCCCAACGACACCCGATGGAGCCGCAAGCAGCTGCGCAAAGGCTGCACCGACTGCAAGGACAACGCCTACTGGTGGGAGCAGAGATACCCGGGCTGGAAGTTCGTGCGGTGCGTCGTGCCGGAGCCGGAAGCGCCGGGCGACGAAAAAGAGGGCTGGGACGCGGACGAGCTGCGCTGCTATGTGGTGATGGTGAAGCGGGAGGGTGCGAAAGTTCGCACCTGACAGATAAAATACCGGTATTTTGCGTTTTGATGCGCGCGAAAGAAAGGCGGCGAGGAATTGACCAGAGAGCAGAAACAACGGGTGCGGGCAGAGCTGCGGGCTTGTGGGCAGGGAAAAAGCGACTGGGCGGGCGTGATCGCGCTGGCGATGGACTACTACGAGGCCGCAGACCCGGTATGCAAACGGCTTTTGCAGATGCGGTATCTGGACGGGATGCCGGAGGAGCGAGTGGTGGCGAAGCTGCACATCGGGCGGACGACCTACTACCACAAGGAGCTGGAGGCGCTGAGCACCGTGGGGATATACGCAGCGGCGGCAGGGATGTTATAGCATTGCCATAGCGTGATGAGGCTGGGGAGACCCGGCCTGTTTGCCATACAAGAAACTACTGCGGGCAAAATGTCTGCAGCGGAGGCGACCGCCGCCAGTGGCGGGAACAGGGAGGCGAGGCTGGGGCAGCGGCCAGCAGGATGCAAGCGGGAGCGCAGCAGACGCCGGGAGCCGCAACCCGTGCTCGCCTGCGGCGAGACCTTGCAAAACTACTGCGGGCAAAATGTCCGCAGTAGTTTTGTTTTTCCGGTGGCTGTAGACTGGGAGGGAAGAACTACAGAGGGGAGGCAGAGCATGGCAGGGCGCAGGTATTGCAAAAACACGGTGAAGGGCTCCCGGCGGGGACAGAAGTACCCGCCGAAGGTGCGGGCCGAGGTGCTGATGGCCATGCTGTCGTCTGGCTCCATCTGTGCGGTAGCCCGGCGGTACGGCGTACCGGAGAGCACCATTCGCAGCTGGATGGCGGAGGAGGCCAGCCGGGGCGACGCCTTTGCAAAAGAGCGGCAGGCTGCTGCGCGGGAGATAGCGATCCGGGCCAGCCTCGGTGCGAGGGCGCAGGTGAGCTATTTGCAGAGCCGTGTGGACGAGAGCCAGCGTGCGGCCCAGGTAAGAGCTAGGCTCCATCGGAAACTGGACGAGGACACTCGCGCACGTTGCTTTGCGGTAGGCACACTGCTCAAGAGTGATGCCGAAGAGCTGGCGGACGCCACGGAGACGGGGCTTGTGCTGTACGCTGCCGAGGACAGCTACGACCGGCAGCTGGACAGCGAAGAGCGAAAACTACTGGACGCTCAGCTCGAGCGGTACGGCGAGCGCGTGATGAGCGACAAGAACGCCGCCGCGATGGCTACCGTGCTGATGACTGTGGCCGAAAAGGCTGCGGCAATGGTACCCAGCCAGAGCCAGAGCGAGGGCGATGCCCCACCGCTGGTGGAGATCGGGGCCGAGGGCCGAGAAGAAAAAGGGCCGGAGGTGATGGTGGATGGAGCATAAAACATATCACGGACGCCCCGTAATCTGGTCGCCGCAGCCGAGGCAGGCAGCTTTTATGGCACGCACCGAGGACGAAGCTCTGTATGGGGGCGCTGCTGGTGGCGGGAAGAGCGACGCACTGATTATCGAGGCGCTGCGGCAGGTACACATCCCACACTACCGGGCGCTCATCCTCCGCAAGACTTACCCGCAGCTTTCGGAGCTCATCGACAAGACCATGCGGTACTACAAGCCGGTATTTCCAAAAGCGAGGTACAACGGTTCGAGTCACTGCTGGACCTTCCCCAGCGGGGCGAAGATCTACTTCGGCAGCCTGAACCACACACAGGATAAGTACAACTATCAGGGCAAAGCGTTCGACTTTATCGGTGTGGATGAGCTGACCCACTTTACCTGGGACGAATACAGCTATGTCATGAGTCGAAACCGCCCCAGCGGCCCCGGCACCCGGGTCTATATCCGGGCCACGGCCAACCCCGGCGGCGTGGGGCATGGCTGGGTGAAGGCACGGTTTATCAGTCCGGCACCTGCCGGGACGCGGATGGTGCAGCTGGTGAAGGTGAAAGCGCCGGACGGGGAGGAGATCACCCGGCGGCGCACCCGCATTTTTATCCCGTCCACCGTCTTTGACAACCCGGCGCTGCTGGAAAATGACCCGGGCTACATCGGCACACTGGCCTCGCTGCCGGAGGCCGAAAAGCAGGCGCTGCTCTACGGAAACTGGGACAGCTTTTCGGGGCAGGTGTTCACCGAGTGGCGGAACGACCCGAACCATTACAAGGACCAGCGCTGGACCCACGTCATCGAACCGTTCCCCATCCCGGAGCACTGGAAGATATGGCGGGGATACGACTTCGGTTTCTCGAAGCCGTTTTCTGTGGGGTGGTATGCAGCGGACGAGCGCGGGCGGCTTTACCGTATCAAGGAGCTTTACGGCTGCACCGGCACACCCAACGAGGGTCTGAGAAAGGACCCGATGGAACAGGCACGGATGATCCGGGAGGCAGAGGAAAATGACCCGCTGCTGAAAGGCCGGGTCATCCTGGGCGTGGCTGACCCGGCCATCTTCGACGAGAGCCGGGGCGAGAGCATCGCGGACATGCAGGAGAAAAGTCCGAACTTTCTGCACTGGATGCCCGGCGACCACACCCGTCTGGCGGGAAAGATGCAGTTCCACTACCGGCTGGCTTTCGGCGAAGACGGCAGGCCGATGCTGCAGGTCTTCAACACCTGCAAGCACTTCATCCGCACCATCCCGAACCTCGTCTATGACGAGAGCAATGTGGAGGACATCGACACCACCCAGGAGGACCACATCTACGACGAGTGCCGGTATGTGCTGATGGAGAACCCCATCAGCGCCGCAAAGCACACCCAGCCGCCGCCCATGCTGGACGACCCGCTGGATATGGACCCGAGGAAGGACAAGACGAGGTTTATGAGGATATGAACAGGAACGCGGAAAGGAAAATGGGATGGAATTTGGGAAAAAAGAGCTTGACCTGACAGCAGATGAAAGCCCCGGCGGCGAGAGTCTGGCCGGGGTGCTGGATGGTGAACCAGCGATCGGCGAGAAGGAGATCAGCGAGGCAATGGCCATCCTCGAAAAATACAAGTCGGCCAAAGCCAGTCTCGACAAGCGGATCATCGACAACGAGGAATGGTACAAGCTGGGCCACTGGAAGCAGTATGGCAACCGGGTGATGGAGGGCAAGCGCGCCCCCAGCACGGGGTGGCTGTTCAACTCCATCGCCAACAAACACGCCGACGCCATGGACAACTACCCGGAGCCGAACGTGCTGCCGAGGGCGCAGGACGACGAGGAGACGGCGAGGCTCCTCTCCGACATTCTGCCGGTGGTGCTGGAACAGGCAGACTACGAGAGCGTGTACAGCGACACCTGGTGGCGTAAGCTCAAGCAGGGTACCGGCGTCAAGGGCATTTTCTGGGACCCGGCGCTGCGGGAGGGCCTTGGGGACATTGCCATCCGGAGCATGGACCTTCTGATGCTCTACTGGGAGCCGGGCGTGGAGGACATCCAGGACTCGGCCAACTTCTTCTCGCTGGCGCTGGCCGACAACGACCGTCTGGCGGCCCGGTGGCCTCAGCTCGAGGGCAAGGCGGGCAGCAGCGGCATCACCGTGGGGCAGTACGTCAGTGACCAGAACATCGACACCAGCGAAAAGAGCGTGGTGGTGGACTGGTACTACAAGCGGGAGAAGCCCGGCGGCCAGACCGTGGTGCATTACTGCAAGTTCTGCAACGGCGTGGTGCTCTACGCCAGCGAGAACGACCCGGCGATGGCCGAGACCGGTTTCTATGACCACGGAAAATATCCCTTCGTGTTCGACCCGCTCTTTGTGGAAGAGAACAGCCCGGCGGGCTTTGGGTACATCGACGTGATGAAGGACACGCAGGACGCCATCGACCGGATGACCCAGGCCATGGACGAGAACACGCTGGCGGCGGCCAAGAAGCGATACCTCGTCTCGGACACGGCGGGCGTGAACGAAGACGAGCTGCTGGACACGGCAAAAGACGTGGTACATCTGGTGGGCCGTCTGGATGAGCGGGGCTTTATGGAGCTGGAGACGGCTCCGCTGCCCTCCAACACCATCGCTTACCAGCAGAACCGTGTGGCCGAGCTGAAGGAGATCAGCGGAAACCGGGACGTGAACCAGGGCGGCGCGACCAGCGGCCTGACGGCGGCCTCGGCCATTGCGGCGCTGCAGGAAGCAGGCTCGAAGCTCAGCCGGGATATGCTGAAAAGCTCTTACCGCTCTTTTGCAAAGGAATGCTATTTCATCATCGATTTGATGCGGCAGTTCTACGACGAAGAGCGGGTCTACCGGATCACCGGCCAGCAGGGCAGTACGGAGTACCGGGAGTTCTCGGGACAGATGCTGCGGCCGCAGCCGGTGGAGAGCGTGGGCGGCGTGGAACTGGGCGCCCATGAGCCGGTGTTCGACATCACGGTGAGCGCGGCCAAAAAGAGCACCTTCAGCCGCCTTAGCCAGAACGAGACAGCGAAGGAGTGCTACCAGCTGGGATTCTTTGCCCCGGCCAACGCCGACGCTGCACTGGCGTGTCTGGACATGATGGACTTCGAGGGCATCGAGAAGGTGCGCCAGAGGGTGGCCCAGAACGGCACCCTGTACCAGCAGCTGCAGCAGGCCATGGCACAGATCCAGCAGATGGCGGCTGTCATCGACCAGCAGAACGGCTCGAATCTGAGCGAACAGGCCGGTGCTGCAGCCGCTGCCATGACCGGCGGCGGGGGCGGTGGAGAGACCAGCGCGAAGACAGTGACGAACTCTCTGGGCGGACAGGTGGGCGGCGGAACGAACCCGCTGGCCACGAAGGCTGCCGAGAGGGCGATGAATATCAATGACCCGAATAAGTGAGGAGGTTCTACATGATCAAAATTATTTATGTGGCAGACCCGGAGGGCGGGAAGCTGACGATGAGGGCCGAGGGCCACGCGGGGTATGCCCCGGCGGGACAGGACATCGTATGTGCTGCGGTGAGCTGCCTGATGCAGACGCTGGCGTACAGCGCTGCGGAGGACGAACACACCTCGAGCTGCATCTATCAGGGCAAGGAAGGCCCGGTGTTGAATGTGGAGGCGGGCGACAGCGTCCTCATGCGGGACAAGTTCGAGCTTGTGGCCGACGGTCTGGACCTGCTGGCCGAACAGTACCCGGAGAATGTGAACTTCAAGAAAAGATGCAAGTGCAGCCCGGCGGTGGACTTGCAGCTGTTTGCGGAGGGCGGTGACGGTGCAGCGGCTGCTGGCGGCGATGGTGCCGCCCCTGCGGCGGAAGAAAAGGCTGTGTCTGCCCCCGCCCAGAGCAAGGGCCGGGAGGCTGCTGCCGCCGAGGTGGATGAGATGCTGAGCCCGGCGGAAGAGCCGGGCGCGGAGGAAAATGCTGCTGAAGGCGAGGAACAGGACGGTGCGGCAGACAAGAGCGGCACCGACCCGGAGGCGCACCGGAAAGCGTTTGGCGAACTGATGCGGGGTGAGTACAACCGGGAGTTTGGCGAGATGATCGTGCAGGCCACCCAGAAAGCCTACGACAGCATCCTGAACGAGCAGGGGCCGGTGGGGCGTATCCTGAACGCTTTGGGCCAGAAGTACGGCACTGCTCCCGGCGACTACGAGGCACTGGCCGCTGCGGTGGAGGGCGGCGTCGTGAAGGACGACGCCTACTACGAAGACATGGCCATGAAGAAGGGCATCAGCGTCCAGCTGGCCAAGGAGATGGACGCGCTGGAAAGCGAGAACGCCAAGCACCGTGCCGCCGAGCAGCAGCGGGCGGAAGCCGCCAAGATGGAAGCCATCCAGCAGGAGTGGGACGCCGCCGTGGAGCGCATCCGGGCTGAAGACCCGGACTTCGACATCAAGACGGCGCTGGCCGACCCGGACTTTGCCCAGATGCTCAAGCTGGGCGTGAAGATGGAGGACGCCTACAAGGCCCGCTACTTTGACGACATCATGGCCCGGAAGACTGCTGAGACCGCCAAGAAGACGGAGAGCGGCGTGGTGGAGCGTATCCGCCAGCGGGGCGCACGGCCCAGCGAGAACGGCACGAACCCCGGCGGCGCGGCGGTGCTGAAGACCGACGTCTCCAAGCTGACGCCTGCCCAGTGCGAAGAGCTGGAACGCCGGGCCATGCGGGGGCAGATCATCACTTTTTAACCGGAAGCTGCCGCTGCCCGGAAGAAAACCTCTCAGCTTTGCAGCCCGCCTGACGGCGGCGCTGCAAAGCAGCTCTCCTAGAAAGGAGAGCCTTTCTCAAAGGAAATGGCGGCTCTCAATAAAGCAAGACACGAAAGGAGAACACAAATGAAAATCCACATGAATCTGCAGCTGTTTGCACAGCCTGCAAACCACACCGGCGCGACTGGCATGAGCGCCGAAATGAAGACCTACTACGAGAAGCGTCTGCTGGACCAGGCAGAGCCGCTGCTGGTGCATGACCAGTTTGGCGACAAGTATCCCATCCCGGCCAACAACGGCAAGACCATCGAGTTCCGCAAGTACGAGAGCCTGCCCAAGGCCACCGAGCCGCTGACCGAGGGCGTGACCCCCAATGCTCAGGCCCTGACCGTCACCCCCATGACCGCCACCGTGAAGCAGTACGGCGGCTGGGCAGCCATCACCGACGTGCTGCAGCTGACCGCTATCGACAACAACATCACCCAGGCGACCAAGGTGCTGGCATCCCAGGCGGGCCGTACGCTGGACACCGTGACCCGCGAGGTGCTGGCAGGCGGCACCAACGTCATCTACGCGCCGGCGGGCGACACTGCCGTGACCAGCCGCGCCAATCTGACCACCGCCAGTGTGCTGACGCCCGACCTCATCGACCAGGCGGCCACTGCCCTGAAGGCCCAGAATGCCGACGCCATCGGCGAGAGCTACGTGGCCATCGTCCACCCCTATGTGGCCTATGATCTGCGCCGCAACCCGGAGTGGATCGATGTCCACAAGTACGCTTCCCCCGAGAACATCTACAACGGCGAGATCGGCAAGCTGGCCGGTGTGCGCTTCATCGAGACCAGCGAGGCGAAGATCTGGACCGGCAGCGGCTGCCCGAGTGGTCTGGCCGTGTTTGGCACTCTGGTGCTGGCAGCTCATGCCTACGCTGTGACCGAGGTGGAGGGCGGCGGCCTGCAGCACATCGTCAAGCAGCTGGGTGCGGGCGAAGACCCGCTGAACCAGCGCGCATCCGTGGGCTGGAAGGCCATCAAGACTGCGGAACGTCTGTGTGAGCAGTACATGGTCCGCATCGAGAGCATCAGCCCGAAGTACAGCGCGAAGGCGAAGGCAAACTAAGGAGGAAATACTATGGCTACGAAGAAAGAACCTGCGGCCCAGGCCGTGGAGAACGCGGTGGAGACTGTGGAGAAGGTCGAGGCAGCGACCGAAGAAAAGGACGACGGCATGGTGACTATCCACCTGTTCAAGGATGACGACCGCTATTCGGCACCGGTGTTCGTGGGCGTCAACGGCGACAGCTACCTCATCCAGCGTGGCATGGACGTGAAGGTGCCGAAGGCTGTGGCCGAGGTGCTGGAACACAGTATCAAACAGGACGCCGAAGCGGCCCGGAAGAGTCAGGCCATGCAGGCGGCGGCCGGAACCCAGATGATGACCATTTGATATTTCCCCCGGTACAGCTTGCAGGCGCTTGCTGCGCCGGGGGATTTTGTTTTGCAGCGGAGCCGACCGCCGCCAGCGGCGGAAACAGGGAGGCGAGGCTGGGGCAGCGTTCTGCTTTTTCAAAGCCCCGCCAAGGGGCTGAAGAAAAAGCAGCAAACGCAACCCGGATACCTAAGATGAAAGGATTATTAAGAATGACAGCAGGCGAAGCGATAAAGATGGCCGACGAGCTGAGGCCGAACAATCATTTTGAGAACCGGTTGAAGCAGCTATGGCTGCGGCAGGCAGACAGCGGGATGCGCCGGAACATCGTGGAGCGCAGCCAGACCGGCGGCGACTTCGAGGACAAGGGCGCGGATATTCTGTGGAACGACGGGCTGGAATATGACACCCCGCTGCTGGCCTGCTGTGCGGCAGAAGCACTTTATCCGCACTGGCTGGCTGCGCAGATGGACCTTGCACTGGGCGAGACGGCCCGGGCGGCGAATGAGCTGCAGCTCTACACGAGTTATGTGCAGGAGTTTGCGGTGTGGGTGAGGCGGAACTATATGCCGGCAGGCGGCGGGAGGCTGATGACGTGACGAACCTGAACCAGATAAACAGCCAGCGGCAGCTGCTGCGGGTATTCGGCGGGCTGAACGAGGGATATGCGTGCAGCGAGGCAGAGCTGAGCGAAGAAAAGAACTTCTCTTCGCGGGGATACCCGGCCCTCGAGACCCGCAAGCCCCGGCGGAAGGTGCGGGAAGCAGCCGGGATGAACGGGATGTACCATCTGAACGGCCTTTTGACCGTGGAAGGCACGACCCTGCGGTATGCCCCGGATGACGGCAGCGCCGCTGTGGAGCTGAAAGGCGCCCTGAGCGACAACGAAAAGAGACTGGTGGGCATGGGGACCAAGGTGCTCATCTGGCCGGACAAGATGTCCTTTGATACTGTGAGCGGAACGCTGAGTGCGCTGGGGTCCAGCTGGCAGCAGGGCGGAGTGAGTCTGACCGTGACCCCCTGCGATGCTGCCGGTGTAGTGTACACGCCGAATCTGTTCGGTGCGACCGAACCGGAAAGCCCGGAGAACGGCGATGTCTGGCTCAAACAGGCCGAAGACGCCCCGTGGAGCTACCGCGACGCCCTGAAGCTTTACAGCACGGCGGGCGGCTGGCAGAACATCCTACTGAATTACTGCCGCGTGACCTGCAAGGGGCTGGGCGAAGCTTTCAAAGCCGGGGACACTGTGACGCTGACGGGCATCCCGTCTGTGGTGAAGAATGCTTACTCTTCTGATTTCAGCGGGGACGTAGTGGTGGACGACGTGGCCGGAGACTCGGTCATCCTCTCCATCGCGCCGGACATCGAGAGCGTTTTGTACTACGGCACCTGCGTGGTGACAGGCCAGAGCGTGGTGTGGACGGCCATGGACGGCAAGACCACCCAGACCTTCGACGGGCCTTTCCCGGACGTGACGGCCCAGCGGCGGGTGCCGGATCTCGACTGGCTGACGGAGCACAACAACCGTGTATGGGGCTGCTCGAGCACCGAAAACGTCATCTATGCCTGCAAGCTGGGTGACGCCACCAACTGGTTCTCCTACAGGGGAACGGCAGCGGACAGCTACGCCGTGACTGTGGGCAGCGACGGGGCCTTTACCGGTGCGGCTACCTGCATGGGATACGTGCTTTTCTTCAAGGAGAACGGTCTGCACAAGCTGTACGGCACCAAGCCCAGCGACTACCAGATGAGCAGCATCCAGTGTTCGGGCGTGGCCAAAGGTGCGCACCAGAGTCTCTGCGTCATCAACGAGACGCTGTACTACCTCTCGATGGACGGCGTCATGGCGTGGGACGGCAGTCTGCCCACCAAGGTGTCGGCCTCGCTGGACGAAGAACGCCTCAGCCATGTGACGAGAGCCGCCGCCGGCGGGCTGGTGGGCAGGTACTATCTGCACACCGAAAGCTCCGGCGGGCAGCGGCTGCTGGTATACGACACTGAGAAAGGGCTTTGGCACGAGGAAGACGCCACCGGCTGGGCCATGTGCAGCACCGGGCGACAGCTCTATCTCTGGGACAAAGAGGCCATCTGGGCCGCAGACGGAAGCCGGGAGGCCAGCGGCGAAGAGGACACGGTGGAATACGAGGCTGTGACCGGTGACATCGGAATCGGGAACCCGGACGACAAGTATTGCAGCCGGGTGACGGTGCGGCTGGACGCGATGGAGCGGACCGTGGTGACGCTCTGGGCCAGCTTCGACGGCGGCGAGTGGCAGGAGATGGGCCGGGTGGACACCGCAGGGAAGCGTGTGAGAGTGAACCTGCCCTTCGTCCCGACCCGTCACGACACCATGCGGCTGCGCCTGACCGGAAAAGGGCAGATCGCAGTGAGGAGCATCGCCATGACGCTGAGCAGCAGCGAGGGTGGAAGAGTGAACGGAGGTGTACCGAGACATGGCTAGTATCGTGGGACTTTCGAAGATCTCCATGCCGAGGCTGGAGGGACTGGATACGGCCAGCGCCCGGGAGCTGAGGAATTATCTGTACCAGATGCAGGAGCAGCTGGAATATATTTTGAGCAACATTGACACCGAGAATCTCTCGGGGGACTTACAGGAGAAGCTGAAATGAGTAATTTGAGCAATGCAAGAGCGCAGCTGGAGGAGTGGGAGGCGAAGAAGCCGGAAGACTACACCAGCAAATACAAAGACAGGATAGATGGCGTGATGGGTCAGCTGGACGGGATGAAGGATTTCAGCTATGACCCCACCCGGGATGCGGCCTACGAGCAGTACAAGAACAGCTACACCCGACAGGCAAAGCTGGCCAACGAGAACGCGCAGGCCAACGCCAGCGCCATCTCGGGCGGGTACGGCTCGAGCTATGGCACACAGGCAGGCCAGAGCGCCTACCAGAATGCTATGGCGGGCTTGAGCAATGCCACGAACGGGCTGTACAGCCAGGCACTGAACCAGTACACCCAGAAAAAGAGCGACCTGCAGAGCCAGCTGAGCGGATACCAGCAAGCCGAGGCGCAGGACTACGAGAAGTATCAGACCAACTATCAGAACTGGGAGAACCAGCGCAACTACTATCAGAGCGTGTACAATCAGGCAGCCAGCGAAAGCCAGGCAAAGAAGAGCCGTAGTACGGGCATCTTTGGGACGATCCTGAGCGTTGCCACAAGCCTGCTGCCGCTTCTGCTGTGAAAATAAAGCGCCCGGCCCGGAAGGGGCTGAGCGGTCAAAAACCTCTCCGTCACGCCTGACGGCGCGGCACCTCCTCTGATAAGGGGAGGCTAAGAGGAAAGGAGATTAGAAAATGGGAGTTTTTAAGAGATACAAGGACGCGCAGGCGGCGCAGAAGGACGCGGAGAACGCGATGCCGGGGGCGTACCAGAGCAATTACACCGACCGGATCAACGAGGCGCTGGACAGCATGGGCGCAGCCAGCAATGCGGGCTATGACGTAGGCACGGACAGCGAACTCTACCGGCAGTACCGCGCGGGCGCGCAGGCGAATGCCAGGGCGGCGGCTGAGAACGCCGCTGCGGGCGCTGCCGCGCTGAG